AAAATTATTTATAGAGAAACTAAAAAATAAAGAGGAATGTGAAGTAGTAGTAAGAATAGGAAAGTTTAAATCAAAGGAAGAAGCCGCACATTATTCTACCTATATTTGTATGACAAAGAGCATTGACTTTGATGCTGAAACCATTCTTGATAATATTGCTGAACTTGAAGATAATTATTATGGAGTGGACAATAGAACATTACATTAGAATAATTCTAATTTTATTTCTAATTTCTATGAGTGGTTGTGTTTCGGTAGGTAAAATGGATTTTAACCCATCAGGAACTTTAATAAAATATATAATAAAAAATAATAAGGAGAATAAATAAAATGGCACAACAATTAAGAGTAATAAATAATGCTTCACAAGCAGTAACAAATACAAGTGGTTCAAGTGGTGCGTTAGTAGTACCAACAGGATTAATAAGAGTAGTAGCAACAGTTGATTCTTATATCAGCTTAACAGCAAGTGCGGCAACAGTAGATAATACTGGAATAGTAATTGCGGCAGGAGCAGAAAATTTATTTGTAGTTGCTAATGGAAGTTTTGTAAATGGATTAAGAGTTGGTGGTACAAATGGAAGAATAAGTATTACTTGTGTATCTTTAGGTAGATAATGTTTTTTAACAGCAAACAATTAAAATTGTTTAAAGGTGTTAGAGAAAGAATCTGGTATCAACAAGAAAGATTAAGAACACCATTTAGACGACAATATTATAAAGTATTAAATAGATACTTTAAAGAGTTTGCAAACAAAGTTGAGATAGCATATCAAACTAGAAGTCAGATAATGCTAGACGCAGAGTTAAGAAAACAAAAAGATAAATTAAAATTAATTTTAAATACACTTTATAGAACTGTTGCATTTTCTTTTAAAGATTATGCTTTAGGAAGATTTTTTTCTAAAGATTTTGACAGCGACTTTGAAAAAGAATTATCAGAGTTTATTGATTTTAATACTTCTGTTTGGGCAGGAGAGATAGATGAAACAACTAGAAAGAGATTGGCAAAAGTTATTGACAACTCTTATAATGATGGTCTATCAGTAGAGGCAACAGGAGTTGCTTTAAGAAATACAGTTATAGGTATGGGTGTTTATAGAGCAAACCTTATATCAAGAACAGAAGTTCATAGAGTTGCAAGTTTTGCAAATGAAGCAGTTGCTGAAAATATGAAAATAGATGGCACTGTTAAAGAGTGGGTTGCTATTCAAGATAATAGAACAAGAGTAAGTCATTCTATTGCTTCAGGACAAAGAGTTGATTTAAAAGAATTTTTTGTAGTAGGTGGAGAAAGATTAAAATATCCAGGCGATCCTAGAGGTTCAGCTGGAAATACAATTAACTGCAGGTGTGCATCAATTTATATTACACCTGATTTTTTATAGGAGANAAAAATGGAAATAATAATAGGAATAATAATCGGTATCGCATTATGCAGAACTAACGATAAATATCAATGGTTTGATAATTGTTGTAAAAAGGTTGTGAAAAAATTTAAAGGTAAATAATGCCATTAGTAAAACCAAAAGATAAAGAAACGAGAGAGGACTTCATGAGTAGATGTATGTCAGATGACAAGACTACTTCTGAATTTCCTACAACAGAGCAAAGATTAGCTGTATGTAATTCTCAATATAAAAATAAAACAAAGGAGAAATATTCAATGAATGATATTGAAAAAATGGGCGAAGCTATAAAATCTTTGACAGATGTTATCTCGTCTAAAGCNAAAAAACCTGANATGNAANAANTNNNANNNGCAAAAAGTAGCAAGAGCCGAAGATCAGTTTGATAATCAAGATGATGCTAGAGATAAAGCAAAAGAAATAGGTTGTGTAGGAACACATAGTATGGATAAAGATGGCAAAACTATTTATATGCCATGTAATACTCATGAGTCTTATGAAGAAGCAATTAGCAAAGGTTATGATGATGAGGAAGAAGAAGATAAATATTCTTCATCTTATAGAAAACCTAAAAAGAAAAAACCTATGAAAAGTGTTTGTGTGTGCCAAGATGATGGCATATGTCAATGCGATACAGAATTAAAGAAATTAGTTTTTGAATCAGAAATCAAAGCAGAAAATAGTAAAGGAATATTTACTGGTTATGGTTCTATATTTGGAAATGAAGATCAAGGTAATGACATAATGCAAAAAGGTGCATTTACTAAATCATTAGTAAATAGACCAGTAAGCAAAGTTAAAATGTTATATCAACATAAAACAGATGAGCCTATTGGAGTCTTTACAGATATGTATGAAGATTCAAAAGGATTATTTGTTAAAGGACAACTAGCTATGGGTACTCAAAAAGGTCGTGAAGCATACGAACTTTTAAAGATGGGTGCATTAGATGGTATGTCAATAGGATTTAGAGCAGACCCAGAGAAACAAGGATACAATGAAAATAAGAGAGGAGTAAGAACTCTTAAAGAAGTTGACCTTATGGAAATCAGTTTAGTAACTTTCCCTATGAATGAAAGTGCTTTAATTGAAACTGTTAAAGGGAATGCTAAAAATATTCGAGAGTGGGAGAAAATCTTGCGTGATGCAGGAGGTCTTTCTCGGACAGAGGCGAAGATTGGTGCAAAAGCATTATCGGAATCTTTATCACAGCGAGATGCTGGAGATGACAATAAACAATTAGCTGACTTAATAAATAAAGTTGCTAATATAATTAAACAATAAAAAACCAAAAGGACAATTATGGACAACAATGAAGTAAAATCTGCTGTTGAAACTCTTGGAAAAACTTTTGAGTCTTTCAAAGAAGCAAACGACGAAAGACTTGCACAAGTTGAAGCTAAAGGAAGTGCTGATCCAGTAACAGAAGCGAAGTTATCTAAAATCGAAAAAGATATGGATAAATTTGCTGATATGGAAATAAGCATGAAAGCTCAATCTGAAGCACAAAAGAAATCTGCAGAGTCAATGGCTAAATTAGAAACTATTATATCAAGACCAGGATTTGCAAATGATTCAAAAATGGAATCAAAGCATGTTCAGATTTTTGACAAATGGTTAAGAAAAGGCAAAGAAAACCTAACTCCAGATGAAGTAAAAGTATTAACTGTTGGAAACGATACAACAGCTGGTTACCTTGCTCCACCTGAGTATGTAAGAGAACTAATTAAAGGAATAGTTGAATATTCTCCAATTAGATCAATTGCTAGAATCAGAAGCACATCGCAAAGAAGTATCCAAGTTCCTAAAAGAACTGGAGAGTTCACTGCACAATGGGTTGCTGAACAAGGTACAAGAAGCGAAACTACTGGATACACAGTTGGTTTAGAAGAAATTGCGGCACACGAAATGTATGCTTTAGTTGATATTTCTGAACAAGAACTTGAAGATTCAGTTTTCAATCTTGAAGCTGAAATGAACTCTGAATTTACAGAGCAGTTTGCAAAAGCAGAGGGTGCGGCATTCGTATCTGGAACAGCAGTAGGACAACCACAAGGTATTCTTACAGGCTTACCTGGAACTAGATCACAAACATCAATCAATAACGATGCTCTTGCGGCAGATGATTTGATTAATGCGGCTCACAATGTAAAAGCAGAATATGCTAGAAATGGTTCTTTCATTCTGTCTAGATCAACTCTTGCGGCAGTTAGAAAAATGCAAGATGGTGAAGGACAATATGTTTTCCAACCAGGTGTATATGCTATGGGCGTTGGTTCTAATATTTTAGGACATCCTATTGTTGAGTGTACTGATATGCCAGCTGTTGCAAATGGAACTGTTCCAGTTGTATTTGGTGACTTTAGAAGAGGATATATGATTGTTGATAGAACTGTTTTATCAATTATGAGAGATCCTTTCACACAAGCTTCATCAGGTAATGTAAGATACATTGCTAGAAGAAGAGTGGGTGGTCAGGTTATTCTTGATGAAGCCTTAACTAAAATTACTATTCAGTAATTAATATTAATAATAATAGGAGAATAAAAAATGTTTGATATAAAAAACAACTTGAAAATCTTTAAAGGATTTTCTCCACAAACTAGAACAGCTGACTTGGCAACACAAGCGTGTGACATGCAAGGCTTTCTAGGTGCTATGGTTATAGTACCAGTGGGTGCGTCAGGAGATACATTATCTTCAACTGTACTATGGAACTTTAAACTTTCGCATAGTGATGACGACTCAACATATACTGATGTTACATCTAATGCTGATGTGACTGGTGGTAAATTGACAGGATCATCTTGGTTAAAACTTGATGCTCCCTCAGATGCTAGTAGTGTATATGGTATTGGTTATGTAGGTGGAAAAAGATACCTAAAGTGTACTGCAGTTAAAACTGGCACACACTCTAATGGTACAATCATAGGGATAGACTTTATTAAAGGTCACCCAATTGATGCTCCAGTATCTACTGATAGCAATAATGGTGCTTAATAAAATTAATCTACATTAGTAGATTATATTGCAGGGGGAGGAAAGCGAGAGTGGAACTTCCCCTACTCTTACAAAATTTTTAAAGGAGGAAAATATGAAAATAAAAATGAAAACAGATAAAATAGCTACTGCTAATCAATATGGTTCAGCAACTATGACTTATGCAAAAGATAGTGTGCATGATATGAGTTCAGAATGGCAAATGAAGTTAGCTACAAAACTTATCAATAGTGGTCAAGCTGAATCAGTAGCAAAAGAAACAACTAAAAAAGTTGTAACTGAAATGGAAACTAAAGTAGAAAAAAAAGAAAAAAGCCTACTTAAAAAAGTTTTCGGTAAAAAAAAATAAGGATTAAATAATGAGTGGATTAAAAATAGATACAGCTTGGGCAACAAATGTAGTTAGTATTGCTGACTTTAAATTGTTTGCAAGAA